GTGTACACTGGATCGGCAATCAAGTCTCTGACCTTACGACCAAACCTCACGGCAAGTTCTGTATTCATCGTGGCTTGGATGATCTTGAGTTTTGGGTTACGGCCCAAGAACCACGAGGGCATGAGATAGGATGCCATCTCTGACTTCGAGTGTCTTGGCGGCATGTTTACAATCAGTCTCTTAAGTTTGCCTTGTGCGATTAACTCCAATTTTTCTGCAATGATTTTATGATGTCGTCCAACAATAAACCCTTCGTATACATGTTGAGCATAATCCAAAAAATTTTCTTGTGCTTTTTCACGAGTGTCCAGTTTGTTTTTCTGTTGCTCTAGCAGAAATACTTCTTGTAACACCTCTTTGGGTAACGCATCTAGTGACATGTCCCAACGATAATATATCCAAATGAATTTATCAACCCTGCATATGTATGACTGTATGTATGTTTGTACCCACCATTCTACCCCTCCCCCCTCTCTTGTTTTTGTTTGTTGTGTAGTTTTGTAGTAAGTAACCCCTAAAAAAGAATCTAGATTCGCAGAATCTATCTCCCAAGTGGTCGATAGATTACGCTTCACAATCTAGAATAAAATAAAAATTTTAGTTATTTTTATTGTTATTTTATTCTAGCTTGTGAATCTAAATTTTCTTGATGAAAATTTCTGCGAATCTAGATTCTTTTTCCAAGAGTGATTTTTTGGGTTGCAAGGGCAGACAGAAAACATTTCACGTTTCGTGAAATAAAATCACTTTATGCTTGATTATGGGATTATTTTGATATAATCTTATAGATGAAAGGAGGTGATAATATGAGTGATATTGGCGAAACTATCGAATCTTTCATTACGGACAAGATCGAAGAAGTCATAGACGAGAAAGTCAACGAGTCTATTGAGAACTCTTACACAGTCTCAGATCTTCGTAATGATGTCGATGATATCAGATCTCAAGTTGAGAACTTGGATGAAACTGCAATCGCACAAGTGGTCGTGGATACAATAGTTTCCAAGATTATCGGTGATGATTCTGCCGTTTACAAGAAGTCAGTAGTCAAGGGTTTGCAAGAGCAGATCGTTGAACTCAAGACAAAGGTTTACAACCTTGAGAATCCAACACCAAAAGCATCCAACGAATAGTTGGGAGATGGGGACAGAAATGTCCCCATTATTTTTTAGAAAGGAAATAAAATGTCTAAGAGAAAACAAACATTCGATTATAACTTTCAATATGTAATCGATATAGAAGCAAGAGATGGATACGCAAAGAAATTTAAAACTGGAGATCTTAGTAAAGCCAAAAAGTTTTTTAAGAAAACATTTGGAACTATTTATGAGCGAGGTTCTTCGTATTATGTCAATGAGTTTGGGGATGTCATGGGTAATATTTATGTCGAGCCATATGATAGAAAGCTATCCTTAAAGGCAGAGAAGGAGATAACTGGTCGTGATCCCTTTGCAGATTATACATAGTTTCCACGACCACGGAAAGAGAAAGGGGGAGCTTCGGCTCTCTCTTTTTTTTCTTCTGGCGAAGGCTTGCAGACAAAAATCGCAAAGGATCGCAGAGCGACCACTTCACTTCGTTTCGTTTCCTTTGCGATGTCAAGAATTTTTTTTCGAGCTGCAGTTCACGTTTCGTGAAATGTTTTGGTTGCATTATGGGACTGCATGGGATATAATGGAAGAGCATAATTTTAAAATGAAAGGAGAAAAATTATGGGATTAGATATGTATTTAAGAGGTGAGCAATATAACTCACCTTATCACGAGGAGATACCTCAACCGATGTTAGATGGCAAATATGCTATCTCAGATTATAAAGTTGATCTTGGTTATTGGCGTAAACACGCCGATCTTCACGGCTATATTGTTGATAAGTTCGCAGAGGGAAAAGATAACTGTCAAGAGATCGCTTTAACACAGAAGAACTTGGAAGATATTATTGATGCCATTCGCAACGATAATTTAAAACTTGATCACTCTGGTTTTTTCTTTGGTAACTCAACCGAGTTCGGTTATTACAACGAGCCAGAAAAGAACTATGCGATCAGTTGCTTTGAAAAAGCTATCGAGTTTTTAAAGGAAGGTTTCGAGATGAAGGAAAAGCATGACTTATATGTTGAGCCGAGAGGTGTCTACTATCGTGCTTCATGGTAGAAAGGAGGAGAACCAAAATCAAGAGAGCTTCGGCTCTCTTTTTTTTGTTGCAGCACCCTTCTCTTTTTTTTCTTCTGTCGAAGGTTCGCAGACAAAAATCGCAAAGGATCGCAAGGCGACCACTCCGTTTCCTTTGCGATGTCAAGAAATTTTTTTTAAAGACGCAGATCCTTCGGAAGCAAAAGTTGCAGAAATTCGCAGAGCGATCACTTCGTTATTTCTGCAACTGTTCCACTCTTTGATTTGCAAGAGCCAGGACTATATCTAAAGTTCCAGAAGCAATAAATCCTTCGGTCGAGGGGGACAGAGAAGGGTTGCAAGGTTGGGACGCAAGAAACTTGCAGAGCGAACCACCTTCAAACAAATATAGAAGCGAGGTTGAAGGGTGTCGAACCAAGAAAAAAGAAACATAATTATTAGCTTGTATCCTCAAATGCGTTGATATTTGGGACAACTCAACCTTAAATTTGTTTCCTTTTGTTGGCGATTTTAACTCAATAAATAATGGTAGTTTTTTATTAATTATTATTACATCAGTAAAACCAGAATTAAATTTGTTTTCTATTTTTTGAATAAAAGTATTTGGTGGTAACTGCTTTTTTATATTCAAAAAAAATTGCTTTTCTTTCATTTTATCGCTTGACCTTTATGGGATTTTATGAGATAAATAATTAAGGCATAATTTAATTTTAACAGAAAGGTTATAAAATGGAAGACGTAAACTCAAATTTAAAAAATCAAGAATGGTTTTTAAGTGGTTTGTATGTTTTACAAATCATTGTTGAAGAGCAAGAAGAAACAAAAGAATATATAAGGGGGAAAAAATGGCAATAGATATTATTGTAACTGCTAAAGAGTGGAGAGACAAAACTTATGGAAATAGTTATTTTTCTGCACAGATTGAAAGCACCAAAGATAGCAAGGTTTATAATTTGCCTATGCAATACGGATATGGCGATCAATTCAAACACGAAGCTATAAAATTTTTAAGAGAAAATAATTTAATCTTTCAAGGTAGGGTTTGGGCATTTTCAGATTTACCAATTAAATTTATTAAAATACCGAACTGCAAAAAGAGAGAGGTTATAGAATTTGGAGGAGAGTATCAATGAAAGCATATCTAATTGATCCGATTAATAAAATAGTTTCCGTTGTTGATTACAACGGAGACTATCAAACCATTAATAAACTTATAAATTCGCAAAGGGGATTTGATGCAGTTTATGGTTTTAGAAATGAAGACACATTGTATGTTGATGACGAAGGCTTATTAAGAAAAGAAAATTATGGCTTTGAATTTACATACGATAACGGACACGTTGCACCTTTAATGGGCAAGGCTTTAGTTTTAGGTACAGATGCAGAGGGCGAAAGTGTTGCAGTTAAAAGCACGTTGGAAGAAGTTGAAAGTAAAATTAGATGGATTGGCAAAGTTCAAATCTATCATGGACAAACTGGTTTTGAGATTGTCCCAATAGAAGCAGATGTAGAGGAAGCAAAGAACTCTATAATAAGAGAAGAAGTTAATAAAAAAATATCTAAAATATTTAACAAAGGAGGAAAAAATGACAGTTGAAATTTTAGAAAAGAAAGTAATTTCGAATTATGAAAAGAAAAATGTTTCATCTTTGTATAGCGAAATTACATACATTCAAGGTCAAATTAAAGCAAATCTTGAGATGCAAATACATTTAAAAGAGGAGGAAATGAAATTGGAAGATATGAAAACCGATCTTGAAAAAGAAATCGTAGGTCTGCAAAATGACTAGACTTACAAAGTTAGTCTATAGAGTTGAGGAGGATTTAGATATCCTTCTCAATGACGAGGGCATGACAAACGATCAAGCATTTAAAGAAATAGGTAATAGACTTTATGAAGTTGATGGACTTACTTGGAAGGGTGGCTTTGTTGTTAAGATTGCAGAACAGTTAATATTAGAAAACATAGAGGAAGAAAATATATGTCAATGACAATTAAAGAATGGAAAAAGGCAGAAGTTAAAGGCTTTGATGTTTTTCTTGAAACTGGAGTTTGTATCAGAGGTTTTAATAAATGGGATAAAAAAGCTAGGAACGAAGCAATCAAAAAATTTATTGAGATTTTACAGAATGATCAAGTTGATTTTGATTACCATGAGAATAGAACAGATGATATGTAATACTCAAAGTTAGGCATGATCTTCGTGCCTAATCTTGAATATTGCAACAACAGAATGAAAGGAGATGTTATGCAAATATCAAAACTAGAACTAAAAAATATTTCTTATTATAAACAAGGAAGTGAAGAAACTCCTTGTTATAATGCGACAGTATATGTCAACGGCAAAAAAGCAGTTGAAGTATCTAATGAAGGTCGTGGTGGGAGTGATAGACAATTTGCTTATCCACAATTCATGGAAGAGTGGGATAGCCACATGGGAAATTTGTTACAAACTCTTGATCAATACTGTATCAAAACATTTGGTACTAAAAAGTATGAATGGGGAGAAGTAGAGATTGATCTCGAGCATTGGTGTCAAGACAGACTTTATGATCATCTTGAGCAAAAGAAACTTAAGACCGACATGAGAACAAAATTTATTTGTGTCGATAAAGTTAAGAACGAACTTTATGCTTACAAAAAAAGAGGTGTCTCAGATGTACAGTTTCAGAACCATATGAAAAAAAATCACTCACAAGATGTTTGCTTAAACTTTTTAGAATTTGATTTAGCATGGAAACTTTATGATGGAGTTGTGTAATGAGCCAACCAAGACCAACTAGTGTAGAACTAGCAAAAGCAGTAGAAGATTTTCTTCTCCATGAACTTGATGTGGTTACGGAGAGTGATTGGTTTGATGAAGTTATAGATAAGAAAGTAACTGAAGTAATAAATAGAAAACTATTAGAATTAGGAAAGGATTAATTATGGAGGATTATAAAAAGAAAGTCTTTAGTAAAGAAGATTTAGATGACTTTAAGTTTGGTATTAAGAAAGGATTAATTCACGGAAAGATAAATGTTCGTGATATCCCACCTCTTCATTTTAAAGGTTATGAGTTTGGGGTTCATTTAAAAGAAATAATTGAAGGAGAAAAAAATGGGTAGATATTACAACGGAGATATTGAAGGTAAGTTTTGGTTTGCAGTTCAATCAAGTGATGATGCAGATTTCTTTGGTCAACAAGGAGAAGCAAGGTTTTTAAATTATTACTTTGATGCAGAGGACTTGCCGAAGATAGAAGAAGGTATCAAGAAATGCAAAAGTTATTTAGGTCGTCTTTTGAAAATATTAGATAAATTCTTTGAAGAAAATAACGGATACAATGACAAGATGTTAGTTGATTATCTAAACGACATTTATTCTTTTGAAGGTTTACCATCAAAGAAGTTTACCGAACAAGGGGTAAAGCATTATTTAGAATGGTATGCAAGACTTGGATTAGGTAATCAAATCTTGGAATGTGTTAAAGAAAAAGGCGAGTGCCAATTCGAAGCAGAGTTATAATCGAGGGTATGTCCGAGAGGTTAGGAGATGGTCTGCAAAACCATTTACGAGGGTTCAAATCCCTCTACCCTCTCCAATAATAGGAGTAAAAAATGAAAGTTAATTTAATAGAATTGGCATTAGAAGAGCAGATTAAAGAATATAAAATTATAGAAAAATTTAAAGATGGTGTAGTAGATGGATTGATACATGGCAAGAGAGATGATACTCAATCCCATCACTATTACAATTTAGGCTATGACTTTGGAATAGCTTTGTATAATGATCAAATAGATGAAGAGGTAAAAGATGCTCAAACATCTTGATTTATGTAGTGGTATTGGTGGCTTTGCCGTAGGTTTTTCTATGGCAAAGTTATCAGAGCCTATCGCTTTTTGCGACACAGACAAGTTTTGTCAGAAAGTTCTTGCCAAAAACTTTCCAGGTATTCCAATCTATGATGATGTAAAGGAGATCGCAGATGACCCAACAAGATTTATTTCAGAACGACCAGATATCCTCACAGGTGGATATCCATGTCAAGCCTTCAGTACAAGTGGCAAAAGGCTCGGCACGGAAGACCCTAGATACATCTTTCCGTACTTGCATAAAATTATTGAACAAGTCAGACCCACTTATTGTGTTTTCGAAAATGTTTATGGACACATCTCATTGGGACTTGACGAGGTATTGTTTGCAATGGAAAGCCTCAACTACCATACGAGGACATTTGTACTTCCGTCTAGTGCAATCGGAGCAAGACACAAACGAGAAAGATTATGGATCATCTGTAGAAACTTGGGCGACCCCCACGACTATGGATTCCCTACCACCGAGAAGTGCAGAGGCAACGAAAAAGATGCAAGAGGGACACAGAAAAGGTCGCAAGAGACCGAGCAATCTGAGGGAGCAAGTCGATCCGAAGACAATGGAGATGTATCCGACACCGACAACAAAAGGTTTCGGTCATGCCTCGGAGGGTCAGACAATGATGTTCAGAAGGAAAGTGGAGAACGGAGAACTGACGGAAGCAGAAGCTCAAGCCATGATGAACGGAGTGACTTTGAGACCACCGAGAATGGAAGAGTGGAATTATCCAACACCAACATCAAGTCTAAAGAAGCACAGTTACAACGGCAACAAGGACTTTTGGGAGAACCGAGTGGACAAAGGAAGACAGATGGACTTGGGAATGAAGATGTACCAAACGGAAGGAGACGGAAGGTTGAACTGCGATTGGACAGAGTGGTTGATGGGGTATCCTATTGGATGGACGAACCTAGAGGAGTCCCAAGAATAATTGTTGATCAAAAAGATAGAGCAAATAGATTGAAAGCATTGGGTAATGCTATCGTACCACAGAATGCAAAGTTAATTGGATTAGCAATAAAAAAAGAACTAGGCTTGACTTGAGTATGTGTTTTAAATTATCCTTAGATTGCACGGAGCAATATCGGGAATTGCTATTTGCCCAGGTTGGAGAGAGCTTTTACTTTCCCCTTTCTCTCTTCAACCACCTTGAAGTCTCCATCAATGAACGCAGAGGGGTAGTTTTTACGAAGTTCATTAAGCCTAGCAACAATTTCATCACGAGAAAGTTTATCTAAATTATGTATAACATTAGTTTCTCTCTTATCAATAGCAAGACCACCAAGTGCAGATCTTATCTTTTCTGCATTAACGGCTGCCGAAAACTGTCCAGATTCTTCTGCACCTTTCGACAGATCTGCAAACCTTTTGAGTTGACCCATGAGAGTTACACCATACTTTCTTTCTCTAGCTTCACGAAGATCTTTAATATATTCATTTACAAGAGGAAAATCTCTGCCGTTCAACAGAAGACTAGCAGTTTTTCTAGCTTGACCTTCGGAGTAGCCAGACTTTCTAGCACACTCAGAGTTAGAGTATGTTCCTTCAACTATATATTTGCAAAAAGTTTTCTGACGATTAGTAAGTGCCATGACCCCATAGTAGAGTTTCTGGGATATTTTTGCAATAATAAAGGAGAAAAAATGACGCGGTTGGCTTTAAAGTGTGGAAAGTGTAACCAAAGTGTAGAAAAGACATCTAGTGCTACCAAGGGTTACAGAGCATTTTCTACAGTTCTACACTTTCTACACCTATTTTTAAAAAATTTTATCAAACAAAAAAATATGGGAGAAACACTATGTATAAAGCAATATTAACAGTATGCCTCTTGAACCATGCACCACATATCGAGACAGATTGTTTTAATGTTTATGATTTACAAGCACCAAAAGGTTATAATAAAATCAATGATTGTTATGACAGAGCGAGTGAGATGTTAGTTTTAGTGAGAGATAGAATGACCTATCCTCATGCAATTAGAGTACAATGTTTAATAGAAGGAGATAAGTATGGATCGTGATCAAACAATACTAACAGAAGATGGTTCATCAGAAGAACCAAGAAAAGTTTTTATGTGCGAGAGATGTAAGGTCGCACTTAAACGAATAGAACTGAAAGGATTATATCAATGTCCAATGTGTTTTACAGTAACGGAACAAGAATGAGATTTGAAGACAAATTAAAATGTTCCAAGTGCCAGGTTGCAATGCGAAAGATCGGAGTAAAATTCGAGAACTTTGAAGTAGTCGAGGTTCACAAGTGCATGGCATGTGGCAAAAGAAGAACAAGAGAGGCGAAGGACTTAGCCATTAGATCAAGTCCAATATTGGAGGAAAAAGATGTTTAAAGCAATGGCGCTAATATGTAGTGTGTGGATAGCAGATGGTAGAGCAAAGCAAGAATGTTTTACCCATATGTTTGATTGGGAGTTTCAGACAAGGAAGGAATGTCAGTTAAGACTTCTTCGTTATCGAGCCAAGGAACAACCTGCATACCACAATGTAATCTTAGATGAGTGCGTAGAAAATAAATAAATTTTTTATATATTCCTTGCTTGACTTATTCTATCCCAAGTATTATATATAATATAAGATAAAATTTAATTTAAAGGAGATGTTATGGGAGGAGTAAAAAGACTTTGGGAAGAGGACTTAGAACAGACAGTTGAAGATGCTGTTCACGGCGTGATAACTAAAAGAGAAGCCAAAGATAAATTATTCAGTTTATTAGGTGATCTTCACGACTCTGGCGAACTAGAGTGGATAGAAGAAGAGATGGGCGCTATAGATGAGCCACAGAAATTTAAAGTTATCAATGTTCACGAGAATGTTTATAACGATCTGAAGTCAATGGCAAAAGAAGAAAAGAGAACGATTGCAGCGACAGTTGCTTTATCTACAAGCAAAGCAAGATACAAGTTCAGAAGAGATATAGAAGAAAGAGACAGACAAGTACCACACAACGATCATGCTGTTAGAGTTCCAGAGTATACAGAGGAACAGAAAGAACAAGCTAGAAAACAACATGAAATTGATAAAAAGAAATTAGAGGAAAGTTCTGACTTCCCATTTTAATAAGGAGGATTAAATGGAAGATGAAAATAGAAAATATAATCAAGAGAAATTAATATCTCACGAAGTAAGATGCTATAACTGTCAGAAGTTATCGAAGAAGCATATCTTCACGACAAGACTTATGGGGCCGAGTGAAAATTTGCCCTATGGTCTTGAGGTTATGAAGTATGAAGATATTCGGATTGGTGCAGTAACCAAGAGAAAATATACAGTATGGGATAAGAAATATGTGATGAATAAAGGTTTCTTTTGTAGTTCCAAGTGTGGAGTTATATATGCAAATAAGCATATAGAAAATTTACAGAGAAGAGGTAAAGTTATTTCACCTAATCCAAATGGTGGTGGTAGTCGTGTCGTTGACATGAACCATAAGTTAAATCAACTCAAAGATAAGAAGTGGTAAGCATGGCTCAATCTCATATGAAATTATCTCAAAAAGAGATTAAGTTATGTATCAAGAGCACCAGGTTGTTTTTAGAAAAATTTGATGCCGAAAATAATTTAGACTATTACCCTTATAATTCTGAGGTAGCGACAGAAAGAAGGCACATGGTTGACTTCATAGGTAAGTTGCAAAATGAGTTGAGGGTAAGAGAGATGCGACCACATAAAGTTACGACATGAGTGTAGACTTTCTTTATAAAACCAAACCTTACAAGCACCAAGAAGATGCTCTTCATAAAAGTTATGACAAAGAAAACTTTGCATACTTTATGGAGATGGGGTGTGGTAAGTCAAAGGTATTGATTGATAACATTGCTTGGCTTTATTGGAATAGTAAAATAGATACTGCGATTGTTGTAGCACCAAAAGGTGTGTATACGAATTGGAAGAACAATGAAATACCTGCACACTTAGTAGATTGCATAACTCCAAAGGTATATACATGGAAGTCAACTCTTAACAAACGAGAACAAGCAGACTTAAAAAGCTCCGTGGGCGGTGAAGCGAGAAGACATTTACGAATACTACTCGTCAATGTTGAGGCTTTTGCTTCAAAGAAAGTGTTTCAGTTTTTAGAGATGTTTACCCACAGAAGTAATTTTTTACTTGCCGTTGATGAATCAACCACGATCAAGAACATCAAGGCGAAGAGAACCAAGGCGCTAATAAAATTTGCTGAAGGTGCGAGGTATAAAAGAATACTGACGGGTGCTCCGATAACCAAGTCGCCTCTTGATTTGTACTCACAATGTCTATTTATGAGTAAAAAAATTTTGGGGTTTGAATCTTATTGGTCGTTCCAAGGACGATATGCCGTGATTAAAAATGTTAAGATGGGATCACATCAGTTTAATCAGATCATAGGATATAAGAACCTGGACGAACTGAAAAAGAAAATAGAACCACACTCGTTCCGAGTTACGAAAGACGAAGCATTGGATCTGCCTCCGAAGATATACACAACCAGGCAAGTTGATTTGACAATGGAACAAGAGAGGCACTATCAAAGTATTAAGAAAACATCAGTGGCACTTCTTGAAAGTGGAGAGATGGTTACAACTCCAGAGGTAATGACACGACTTTTGAGGTTACAACAGTTGTTATG